CAAACAGGACAGCCTGAAGCATTTTTACCTTTTCTTGCACCTATATTAGGTAGCACATTATTTAGCGGTTTAGCTGCTAGTGGCGTATTAGGTGCAACATTAGCTGCTAGTCCTGCACTTGCAGCAGGTCTTGGAGCAGGTTTAGCTACATATGCACAAACAGGTGGTTCTGGAAGTAAAGCATTATTATCAGGTCTTACAGCAGGTATGGGTACAAAAGCTTTAGGTACAGCAGCAGGAACTCCAGATGCTGGAGCAGGAGAATCTTTAAAAACAATGTTCACACAACCTCGAGTTACAGCAACACCAGGTACTCCAGGAGCAAGTTCATTTGATATAGGAGTTAAAACTTTAGCTGATGCAGCAATGACTCCAAGTGGAGTAGTAGCAGGAGTTAGTGCAGGAACACAAGGAGTAATGGCATCACAAGAACAATTTGAAAGAGAAATGGCTCAACTTCAATTAGATGAAGAAGAGCGTAAAAAAAGAATGTATGAAATGTACCCTGAACAAATACCAATAGCTTCAGGTGGTAGTACAAGTTTTGCAGATGGCGGTAAAACAGGATATAGAAGAGGTCAAAATGTTTATTATGACCCAAGAGAAACTAATGATTTCAATCCAGGTTCTGGTGCATATTATGAACCTGGTGGTCGTGCACAATTTATGGCAAGAAGAGCTAGACCTATAACACCTGGTTTTATGCCAGGTTTTTCTCCTGAATTTCGTTATTTTCAAGGAGATGACCCAACAACATATTTAACAAGATATGCTAAAGATATAGGTCAACCACAAAATACAGAAGCACAACCTCCTATGTCAAATTATGGTGGATTTAGACCACCTATGCCTGTACAACCACCATTTATGGGAGGTAGGCGAAGATTAGCAGGTGGTGTGCCAAGTTTTCAATTTGGAGGATTTGGTAATCCATTTATGCAAACTCCAAGTTATCAAAGTTTTTATGGCAATCCTCAAATGGGTGGTATGTATAATCCATATGCAAGATTTAATACACAACCTATACAACCATATTTTCCACAACCCTATAACCCCCCTGTAAATACACCACCTCCTAGCGATGTTCCCCCTCCTAGTGATGGTGGTGATTTACCACCTCCAGATGGACCTTTAGTTCCTCCTATTAATGATAATATAGGTCGTAAAGGTAGAACTAAAATAGGACAACCTGTTGCACCACCAGATGATTTTATTACTCCTACAGTAAGAAGTATGGATTTTAGAGATTATGATGGCAATATGATTGATGATAGAGATGAAAAACCTGCAAGACCAATAACACCTGAACCAACAATAACCTTACCTATTGAAGGTGGTGCAGATGTAACAATACCTGACTTTACAAAAATAAATATTCCTAATCCTCCTAATCCTAGAGATAACTTTATGTCTATAGGTGGACCAGGTGGCGGTTTTGATTCTAACTCTAGGACAGTATTTGCAGGTGGCGTTAGTAGTCCTCCAAGAGAAAATAACTATAGAGATATGACAGGTATAAGAACACTAATACCACCCTCACCAGCAGCACCATTTAATACACCTATAACACCGCCAACAGGATTTAAACCTATGGGTGGTATGCCTATGTTTGGTGCACCTATGTTTTCAGGTGGTGGAGATACTAATTTAGAAGTAGATAAACTACCTGAAGGATTAAAAGCCATGTATGATTCTGGACCTAAAGGTAGAGAAGGTGTAGAAAAAATTGCAGCTAAAACTGATAAGTTTGATGCAGGTGGTCCAACTGATATGATGCAAGACCCAATAGTACAAGAAGCTATAAGATTTATTTTAGGCGAATCTGATAATGAAGATATTATTATGATATTTGTTAATAAATATGGTACAGACCAATTTAGAATGTTAAGAGACAGTATATTAAAACAAGCTGCAAATAATCCTAATGCCCAAACTGAAGGACTTATAACAGGTCGTGGTAATAGTGGTATGGCTGATGATTTATCTATGTCAATAGGAGCAGATAAAACTGCTGCTGCTGTATCACAAGATGAATATATTATTCCTGCAGATGTTGTATCAATGTTAGGAGATGGTAGTTCCGATGCAGGTTCTAAACAACTAGATGGTATGTTAGATAGAGTTAGAATGGCTAAAACTGGTGGTAAAACACAAGCAAAGCCTATTAATCCAAATGAAGTATTACCAGCATGAATGAAGTAGCAGAAAAATTAGAATTAGAAATAGAAAATGATTTTGATATATCTCTTGTACCAAGTGATAAATTAACTTTAGTATGGGAAGATTGTGAAAAACATTTACAAAAATCTTGTAAACGCTCTAATGGAAG